CGACGGTGTAAGCGCACTATACAGCACAGAAACAGGTAGTCCAAATTTATACAAAAAAGGCGACGGCAAATTCGGCTTTTTGATTAATCACCTACTCCCATATTTAAACTTGCCAAAAGAAAACAACATAACATTGCGAGGCGAATTAATGATCAAAGAAGAAACTTTCAAACTTAAATATAAAGGCCAATTCAGCAATTCGCGAAATTTCATAGCCGGACTAGTCAATCGCAAAAAACTAACACAATTAGAAAAAGACATATTACAAGATATAGATTTTGTAGGTTATGAAGTAATAATGCCCCAAAATCTAAAACCATCAGAACAATATAATAAATTGGCAGAATTAAACGTAATAAGTGTTAAAAATATTCAAGCATTAAACTATGAGCAATTAACAAACGACTATTTATCCAATAAATTAATCGAATTTAGAACCACTTACGCATATTCTATTGACGGCATAATTTGCATTGACGATAATTTACATGATCGTAAAAGCAAAAACCCCGAACACGCTTTTGCTTTTAAAATGGTATTAACAGACCAAGTAATAGAAGCAAAAGTATTAGACGTGCTTTGGTCAGTATCAAAAGATGGACTATTAAAACCACGGGTCCAATTTGAACCCGTAACAATTGGCGGCGTAACAATAACATACGCAACCGGTATTAATGCACGATTTATTGTAGACAACAATATTGGATTAGGAGCATTAGTAAGTCTAACAAGAAGCGGAGATGTAATACCAAAAATTACATCAGTAATAGTACCCGCACAAAAACCAATAATGCCCAGCACTGACGAATATGATTATGTATGGAATGCTACAAATGTAGATATTATACTGAAAAATATAAAATCTGATCCGCGAGTTAATGTAAAATCAATAGCAAAATTCTTTAAAGACTTAGAAGTCGAAGGACTAGGCGAGAAAAATATTGAAAAAATTATAAATAGCGGCGCAAATTCAATCATTAAAATAATAAATTTATCTAGTGAAGACCTAATGAAGGTTGAAGGTTTCCAAAAAAAGATGGCTACAAAAATCAAAACATCTATCCAAAAACAACTAGAAGAAGCAAGCATAGCAAAAATTGCAGCTGCATCCAATATATTTGGACGTGGTTTAGCTGAGCGAACAATAAATGCAATTTTAAAAGCAGAGCCAAACATTTTACTGCCCGGCACAAGCGATGAAGAAAAAATAAGCAAGGTTAATGCAGTTGAAGGTGTTGGAGAAAAAACAGCATTGCAATTTGTAAAAGCAATACCCGAATTTGTTGAATTTATAACATCAATTAAGCCCGATTATCAAACGCAACAGCCAACAATACAAACAATACAAACAATACAAACACAAACAACACAACCAACACAACCCAAAGAACCTGATCATGCTTTAAAAAATAAAATAATAGTATTTTCGGACTTTGATAAATCGTCAAAATATACAAAAAAAGAATTGGAAAAATTACTTACTAAATTTGGACCAATTATTGAAACATCTGTTAAAAAAACCACAAACATTTTAATAATAGGTGACAGCTTAAGCAATTCAACAAAAGTCGAAAACGCCAAAAAAATCGGAACAATAGAAATAATAACATTAGACGATTTCTTAGAGAAATATGTAGATGTTAAAGACAAAACTGATGTCAAAGAAGTTGTTGCCAAAGAAACAGATGTCAAAGAAACAGATGTCAAAGAAGCTGTTGTCAAAGAAACAGATGTCAAAGAAACAGTTAATAAAAAGATCAATATATATATATTGTCATTAGCAGAAGAAAAATATTATGTAGGAACAACAACTAATAAAAATTTTACATTACAATCTTATTTAAATAATAATAATGCATCATGGACACAAAAATATAAACCATTAAAATTAATGAGATTTATAGAAGATTGTTATGATTACGAAGAAGACATTGTTACAATAAACTTAATGAAACTATATGGAATTGCTAATGTTCGCGGAGGATCATATAACAACGTAAATTTAGATAAATCAACATTAGACATTATAAAACAAAAATTAAAATAAACACACCATAAAATTGACGTATTTTATAATTTATTTTTTATATTATTATTATTTAAAAACATTATTATTATTTAAAAACATTATTATTATTTAAAAACAACAATAATAATATAGCAAAATGGTTTGTATATATGTTCTCAAATTAGAACAAGGAAAATATTATATTGGAAAAACAAACAATCCACAATTTAGATTAGAAAATCACTGCAATGGTAATGGTTCTGCATGGACACAAAAATATAAACCGCTAAAAGTAATTAAAATTTTACAAAATAAAGATAATTATGATGAAGACAAGTATACAATGCAATATATGGATAAATATGGAATTGCTAATGTTCGCGGAGGGTCATTTGTTAAAGTAAATTTAGATAAATCAACAACTGACTTTTTAACACATATGAGCAATAGTACAAATAATAAATGTTTTACTTGTGGAGAAGCAGGACATTTTGCAAATGAGTGTGTCCAGTGCGAAACTAGTGAAGGGTTTAGTGATGAGACATACGAGGAAGTTTGGGTATGTAATTATTGCGAAAAGGAATTTGACGAAGAAAGCAAATGCATGTACCATGAAAAAAAATGTGCTTCAAAACATAGCAATGACGTTAATAGTATGTCTTGTTATCGATGCGGTAGAAAAGGGCACTATTCTCCCTCTTGCTACGCAACAAAACATATTAAAGGCTATTACTTAAAATAAACAAAAACAAATTATTTATTATCATAAATTATTTATTATCATAAATTATTTATTATCAATATAACTACATGAAGCTTCTTCGCTAGGACCAGGACCAGGATCAGGATCAGGATCAGGACCATGAGCATTTTTGATTTTATTATAGTCGCTTAAGGTAAATTTATTGCTTTTACTAGCATAACTATAATCATCAAATATAATAGTGCTTACACACAATCCTAATGTATAACTAATTGTAATAAGCTGATTGTTACAATACTCAATAAGCTGATTATATTCATTAAATAACTTAACTATTTTATGTATAAAAGACACAATTAAACTAACACTCAATCCCGAGGTAAATTTGAAATTCTCATTTAATTCATTAAAACGCTCAATACCCACAACACTTAATAATTCATATACATTCAACTTTTCAACATTCTTTTTTCTCTCATTATCATTCCTATAAATAGCATTTGCCAACTCCTCTTTTGACTTGCGATTTAAAATATATTGCACAGTTACTTGATCATGGTTCAATAACTGCCTGACTATTCTCCTACAATTTTCTAAATCTACATTTGTAATATGATTAACAACGCGATGAAGATTAGACAATTGTGTATTCAAAATCGCAAAAATAGAGGTTTCCGAAAGTTTGATTTTTAGCTCTTCCATCAACTCTTTATTACTTAAAGCATTATACAGATCAAAATCAACAAAATAGCGCGCCGGCTTAACCTTCAAATTTTGAATAAAATTTCTAATTGTTACGTTTGAAACCAAAAGCCCAACAAATTCGTCCATATTAGCATTAACAACCGACGAAGCTTTTGTTAAATGGGCTTGAATAAACTTTAAATTATGTATAGATAACAAACCACCACATAAAACATCACCTGGATTTCTAGGCGCAAGACCAGCATTATTATTTTGCATATATTGATAAAAGTGAGGATTATGAATAGCGCCATTACTAACAATTTTACCACTATTCCAACTAAATGCCACTTTACACTCTGTACACCACATTTGGTCGCATCCCGAAATCTTAAAAATTCGTACTCCACATTTAGGGCAGCCTTTTGTTTCCTTTTTGATCAATTCGGCACTTTTCAAATTATCTTCATTACATATATGATGATTATCTTGTTTGTTGTATCCAATGATTTCAAAACAATCAGGACACACATATAATTTACATAATTCACACTTATATTGACTAGATAAATAACCTTTGCAATCGTTACCAGGACAAGGCATAATAAATTTCTTGCGCTCTTCTTTATCGCTAGCCTCACCGTTTTGAATACGAAAAATTCGCAAATTTTTTTCTCCTATTTTATTTCGCATAATATTAACCATTTTTCGCAGCTCGTCATATTCTTTCATCATTAGACTAAGCTCCTTTGTTTCTTCTTCAACAAGTTTTGTCCTTTCGACTAAAACCATTAATTCGGGTGTTCTACTAATCTCTCGCTCAACCAACAAATTTTTACGATGCTTTTTATATTCATTATCAATATAGCTTCTATTCAAATTTTCAACAAGAAACTTAGTTGTCCATTGATTTTTACAATTCATACAATGCGGGTCATTAGTTGTTCCAAGCAAATATTTTCTTACACAAACTTTGCATGTTTCATAAGCACATCCTGCATATTCGCAAACAACTCTAGTATGAGTAGATTTGTTGTATTTTTCACAGCATACTTCGCATGCAGTCGCTTTCGCTTTTTCCTTGCTATTGCTCACGCTATTGCTCATTTAAAATATATTAATTTTATAAATTACTATAATAAACATAAAAAAAAGAATTTCAATTTTATTCAAATTCAAATTCAAATTCAAAGTTTCAAACACTAATAGCGTTTTGTAAATTGCGCATACGTAAATTGCTCATATATTCAAATTTATAAATAGTAATGCTGTTTTGTAATTTAATCATGTTATTACGGAGCAACACCAATTCAGCATCACTATACAAATAAGGCCCCCCTACACGATGATAATAATGTACACACTCTTCAATATGCCTTTTTACAATATTAGTAATATGATATAACATAGCGTCATAGTTAAGGTCACTTAGCGCCATATATTTTATATATAATTTGTGTAAATGCGCAATATCTAAAACATGGTCATTAAATTGCGTTTTATTCATTGTTAAAACGCGCGATTTATAATCGCCTAAAAACGCATTTGCATTAGCCACAACAAATCCTGACCATATACTTTTGGGTGTTCCAAAAATTGTAACAAACCTTTTACAAAGAATTGCTTGTATGCACTTATTTTTCCTAGCATTATAATAAGGTTGTCTTACGTAAAATAAGATCTTTTGCTGAATATCACAAGGCAGTCTAGCAAGCAACTTGACGTATTTGCGCGCGCGATAGCCTTTATATGCTTTTTGAATAGTTAAAGCATATAAAGCATATGTATAAGCATGAATAGTACAACACAACGCTTTATTGCATACAAAACTAAACGCTTTTTTGCATCTGCGACCTTTCAGCGTAATAGCTTGGCATCTCTTATTATAGCCCACCATAATTAGTTCTTTGCTTTGTCTTTAAGTCCTTTTTGTATGTTATTATAAACTACTACAAACAAAAAAAAACTTAGCATTCAATTTTTTTCATCCAATAATCTATATTATTGCTGTTTTCTCTAATATAATTAATAACCCCTTT